TCAGGTGTATAGGTCATGGCGCAGGCCCTGCGGCGGAGATACCGGACCCAACTCATCGACCGCTTTGCGCGGATCACCCTTGGCGAAGACGAGCATCGTCTGGTGGACACGGCAGATTTTCCGCGTGAGGTTGAAGGGACGCCCGGCGCGCAGCGGTGCGGTGCCGGCAGTCTGCAGCAGCAGGATCTCGTTCCAATAGGACAACCCTGCCCCCGTCATCGTTTCGATTGTGTGCGGCACGAGCCCGATCAGTTCCCCGGACTCCCTTCTGGCCTCCCCGACGATCAGGACGGCGAACCGGTTCGGCTTCAGCTTGCCTGCCGCCTTGGTGAGGATAGCGGAGTAGTGAGCGCGGAACGCCGGCAGTCGCATGGCAGACAAATCGCCAGGCGGTCCGTCGTAACGCTCCAGGTTCCAATAGGGAGGGCAGGAGAACAGGAGGTCAGCTGTTTCGTCGCCGACTGCCGCGTCCATCTCTGCAGCATCCATTGCGACGTAGCGGGCGGAAAGGCCTGCAGCAGCGACGCGCCGTTGATTTGCCTCAGCCTGCGCCGCCCGGATCTCCAAGCCTAGGAACGACAGTCCCATACGTGCGGCGGTGTAGCCGAAGACGAGATCGCCCGCGAAAGGATCGAACGCGGCCCAGCCGGGCCGCCCAAACCATGCACATGCAAGCTCGGCCACAACGGGGTCGAGCACCGACACCCTCCGCCCCTTTTGAATCATGCGTGTAACGGGGTCATTTCCGCGACATCGGAATAGTGCCTCGTCGCGGGTCTCTCCGTGCTCACCCATGGCTTCGAGAAGCCGCCGACGACGTTCAATCCAACCTCGCCGCCTGGCATCGAGCACCGAGAACGGCGGTGCGCCGAAACTCTCTGCAAGATTGCCGTTCTGTTTTCGGCTCATGAGCCCTCTTCGCGCTCGGCCGCTCTGGGGCGGTCGGGGGAGGGCTCTGTCGGCCTCAGGGTGATGATGTTGAGGGTGCCGCACCGCGGGCACTTGGCCTCGACACCTTCGATGATAGCGCCGGGACGGGCCATGAACAACAGGCGGCCGCAGCCGCCGCAGCGCACCGGCTCCTTCCGCCGGCGCTGAATCGACTCCATGCACGAATCTCGCGAGACTTGATCCCGCCCGTGATCCGGGTGGCGGGACGGCCAGGGTCGGCCGGCTCTGGACGTGCGAGTCGTTGGCTCGCGGCTCTGGGCGTTGGCGCGCCCATCCCCCGCCTCGGCCTTCGGCCAAGACCGGGAGGTGTTTATGGATCAGGACCAGTTGAAGGCGCGGCTCGAGAGCATCGAGCAGCTGATGTCGAAGCTGCTGCTGCGCCACGGCGTACCCAAGGAGGACGCCGCCGAGTGGCTGCGCACAGTCGGCGACGAGGCGTCGCCGCCTCTGGAGATACTCCGAGCGACCTCCTTCCTCGAGGATGCAGTCTCCAAGCCGGAGTGACTCCGACCTCTCGGCCGTCCTGCGCACGTCTCCGCCCTTGAGGCCGACCTGCATTCTGGTGGATAGTGCGTTCACGTTTTGAGCTAGGTGCCGAACGCGGGGAGTCGGTCGATGAAGGCGGACCTTGAGAAGCTGGAGGCGCGCGTCCTGGTCCTGGAGAACCTCCTGGCGCGGCTGCTGCGGCGCGAGGACATCGACCAGGCGCTGGTCGAGGCGTGGGTCGGGGCGGCGCAAGGCCGGCCGCCGACGGCCGAGGCGGTGCGCGCCGCCGGCGACGCCGTGGAGGTCGCGGTGATGGAGGCGGAGCATGACCAGGCGTAGGCCGCGGCCGCCGCGCGAGCCGTTGGAGGCCGCGCCGACGTCGGAGCTGATGGCGGCCGAGATCCTGCGCCTGAAGGCGCGGGTGAGTTCCCTCGAATACGTCGTGGTGGCGCTCCTCGAAGAGGCGGGGGTCAAGGAGGAGAAGATCGCCGAATTCGTCCTGGCCTCCAGCTCGCCCTTCTCCACGACCGAGCAGATCAGCGGCGGCGGGCACAACCTGCTGGCCTGGATGCGGCATGTGAGGCGGGCGGCGAAGGGGGCCGGGTCATGACCGAGGAGGAGTTGGAGCGCTGGAAGGAGCTGGAGCGCTTCAAGGCGGACGAGCAGATCCGGGTCGAAGACCGCAAAGATGAACTCGACAGAAATCGGCTCCACTACGAAGTGACTAACGCCTTTTTCCGCGAGCAACAGGTGGTGGTGCTTGGCGCGGTGATGAACTTCGCCACGATCGCCATACGCAGCCTCTTGCTGATCAACGGCGGTGCTCTCGTGGCCCTTCTCACCCTGACCGGTGGCGTCTGGAGCCGCGCCCCTGCTGAAGGCAAGCAGCTCGTGCTGACCCTGCACGAGGGCCTCCTGGCCTTCGGGGGCGGCGTGATTGCATGCCTCCTGACCAGCTTCTCGTCGTACATTGCGCAATCTGCGTTCGCCCACGCTGGCACCGAGGAAGGACGAGTCAAGCGCCTGGGCCTTTGGTTTCAGGCCACCGGAGTGATCTTCGGTTTCCTGAGCCTTGTTGCTTTCATCTACGGCGCCTGGTCCGCCGCCGCAGGATTCAAGCATGTCCCGGAGTGGGAGGCCGCTCAGCTCATTCCCTCTGCCATGGCCGCAGACGGTGAGCCTGACGGCGACGGCACCGTTCGTCGAGCTACCGCCCTGGACGGCGACACGATCGTGGTCGGGGGGAAGCGGCTGCGGCTGTGGGGGATCGACGCGCCGGAGATGGACGATCCGCGCGGGCCGGTCAGCCGCGCGGCGATCGACGGGCTGCTGCGCCAGGGGCCGGTCGACTGCACGATCGTCGACAAGGCCAAGTCGAAGCGGCCGGTGGCGCGCTGCAGCGTGCCGGGGCCGGGCGGCCCCCAGGATCTCGGCGAGGCGCAGCTCGCCGCCGGCATGGCCTTTGTCTACCGCACCTTCGTCCTCGGCACCGAGTGGGGCGCCCGCTACGATGCCGCCGAGCGCCGGGCGATCGAGACGGGTGCAGGGTTCTGGACGACAGCAGAACCTACCCCGCACGGCGAAGACGCACTGACGCTCCGGTGGTGGCTCGACAAACTCACAACGCTGATTGTTGGCATACTTGCCGTCGGCGCAGCTTTCCTCACCGCGCGTGCCATCCGCCAAAGTGCAGAGCACGCAACATCTGAGAATCAACGGGCCAACGATCTCCGCTTGAAGCTCGAACTCTTCGAACGCCGAGTTGAGGTCTACGAAGCCGTCCTGACACTGCTGGCGCGCATGTACGACGAAGGGAACACAAAAGCTGCAGATGAAAGATTGAAGAGGGCCTGGAGAGCCTTCCGCGACGCCGAGTTCCTGTTTCCCGAAACAGAGGCAGACCACGTCGGCTTGGTGGTGCGGACGTATACTAGGTACAAGCGTCACCAGTCCATGAGGGCGCGCCAGCCGGAACTTGCAGAGCGCGACGACTGGACGAGTAAGTTTCACGAGATGGAAGACTGGCTGGATCAGCAGTTTGACACGGTCCAAACAATGCTCATCCCTTATCTCGATTTGACGAGCGCGGGATACGAACGTCGCCAAGGATCCGCCAAGTAGATCAGACGTGGCCGCAGGCGGGGTTCCCAAGCTCACGCTGTGTCCTCCGAAGTCTGGAAGGCGCTAGCCTCCGCCATCTCCGAGAGGTGCCCGCGGCTTTGCAGCCGCTGCTGGACGAAGAGCGCCCGGTGGAAGGGCAGGTCGACCACCAGCTTGTCCACCAGGCGGCGGTGACGGCGCGCCCTGGCGAGGAGCCCCTCGCCGGCCGGCTGCATCGCCCGGTCCCACACCACGCGCACCGTGAGGCGGCCGGCGTCGGAGAGCTTTGCCTCCACCTCGACCAGGTCGAACCCGCGCTTCGCCAGCACCTCGTGACGGGCGCTCAGCTGCAGGGCGGCCAGGCACTCGGTCAGCTCGGCCGGGGCGGTCCAGCGGGCGCTGGCGACGGGCTTGGCGCGGGACATGGCCTCAGCTCCCCCCGGCCGGCCAGTGGGCGGCGTCGCTCGGGTCGATGGCGTCGAGCGCGGCCTGGTCGGCCGCCGCCCGGATGGCGTCCTCCAGCGCCTGCTGCGCGCCGAGGATCGCGCCGCCGGCGAGCGTGAAGGCGCCGCGCGCCAGGTTGACCTTGTCGACCATCGCCTGGGTCGCGATGCCCCGCGCCGCCGCCATGGCCGCCAGCAGCGGGGCGTCGGCGTCGGAGCTGCTGGCCGCGTAGGCGTCGGCCTCGCGCGCCTGCTGCGCCCAGGTGTCCCGCTCCTGCGGCGTGTAGTCGTGGGCGAGCTGGTCGAGCCTGCCGGCGCCCTCGGCGCGGGCCCGCTCCAGCTTGGTCTCGCGCTGCTCGGCGAGCGGAATCGCCTCGGTCGTGTAGACGCGCGTGACCTCTTCGTCGCCGACGACGTAGGCCGTGCCCGTCGCCCGGTGTCCGGCCGGCACGCCGAGGTCCTCGACGATGGGCCGCAGCACCGGCAGGCCCTCGACGTGGCGGATCTTCGCGGCGTCCAGCGGCGCGGGCCTGACCCGCTCCGCGACCACCTGGCCCTCGACCACGAGCGCATAGACGATCATCAGGCAGGCCCCCAGGCGATGGCGGCGGCGAGCACGCGCTGCATGCCGTTGCTGGCGGTGAAGGTGTAGACGGTCGAGCCGGGGTCGGCGCCCGGATAGGCCGCGTGCGCCGCCGCGCCGACGTTGGCGGTGCCGTTCGCGAAGTCGCCGGTCAGGTTCGTCCAGCTTATCGGCAGGACCGAGCTGCCGTGCCCGTTCTGGACGCCCATGAGCGCGATTCCGCCCGCCGGCGGGTCCAGCGTCGTCGAGACGCCGGAGCTGCCGCCGCCGACCGAGGCGGAGTCGACGGCGGCCGGCGCCGCCGCGCCCTTGACCATGCGGTAGAGGTAGACCCGCACGTCGCCGGCGACGCCGTTGTGGACGACCGAGACGTCGCCGGTCTCGCCGGCCGGCACCACGGCCGAGGCGATGCCGATCGAGAGCGAGAAGCTGCCGTCCGCATAGCCGGGGTTGGTGTGGATCGTCGCCGCGACGCCGCCGATCGTCACCGAGCTGAGGCCGATGTTGGCGTTGGCGCCGCGGTAGGCGCAGATGACCGCGAAGATCCGGCGCGTCGCGTGCGGCTTGCCGAGCGGCTGGGCGGAGAGCGTATAGCTCGAGCCGGTGCCGTAGCCCTGCCCCAGCGCCGCGAAGGCGAAGCGCGGCGCCGCGCCGCCCAGGAGCCAGCGTCGCATCAGCGGTCCCCCGTCACCAGCATCGGGAAGGTCAGCTCGACGGACAGCAGGTCGGCATAGTCCAGGTAGGTGTCCTCCGCCTCGGCGGGCGCGCGGCGCACCTGGACGTAGAGCTCGACGCCGCCGGCCGGCGTGCCGTCCGGCGTGACGGCCGCCCGCGCGGTGACCCGCTGCGCGCCGGCGGTCGTGCCGGCGGCCGAGGTGAACTCGGTCGCGTCGCCCCAGGCGGACGGCGCCTCGCCGGCGGCGACCACGGCGGCGCGGAGCTGCCACAGCACGTCCCCGCCGTCCGTGTCGCGCGGCTTCCACTTGAGGGACAGCAGCGGGTCGTCGCCGGTCCAGCCCTTGGGCACCGGCAGGCTGAACTGCGCGTTCTGCTCGTCGGTGTGGGCGAAGGGCAGGAACCACTGCGCAGGGACGTCGGAGGCGACGTCGGTGCTCTCCAGGTCGCCGCAGCCGTCCTGCGGGCTCGGCTGCATCGCCGCCGCCGGCACCGGGAAGCTCTCCAGCCGCGATTGCTGCATGAACTCGACGATCTCCGAGACCGACCCGCCGCGGTAGATCACGAAGGCCCGGTCGCCGGCCGCGACGGCCACGTCCTTGCCGCCCGGCAGCACCAGCGCGCCGGCGTCGTGGGTCAGGGTCAGGGCGTCGGCGAACTCGACCAGCGCCTGCGTCTCGGCCGGCGCGGTGCCGAAGCTCTCGATCCCGGTGGTGCCGGTGACCCGGACGCGGCCGCTGGCGGCCTTCCAGATCTCGCAGGTCGCCGCCGAGGCCACCTCGACCCAGGGCTCGCCGTTGAAGGCCTGGCTCAAGGGCGTGGAGATCACCACCTTGGTGCCCTCGCCCCACGAGATCCAGTTGCCCGTCGAGCTGAAGACCAGGCGCTCCTTGATCAGGCGATTGGGCGAGAGAGCGAGCCGGCCGACGAAGCCCTCGATCTGCGACCAGTCCTGCGGGTCGTTGACCTCGACGCACCACAGCGCGAAGCCGTCGTAGGCGCCCTGGGCGATCGGACGGTAGCCGTCCGGCGTGGTGCCGAGCAGCGTTTCGGTCTGGGCGCCGACGCTCTCGGTCTGCTGGCGCGCGTTGTCCAGCGCATAGACGGGCATCAGATCAGCTCCTCGATCTGCAGGGGGGCGTCGTGGTGCAGCGGCGCCGAGCGCGCGAGGCGCACGTCCTCGGCGAAGCGGCAGACGGCCGTCTCGCTCGCGGCCTCGGCCGGGTTGCGGCAGAAGACGAACTGGCCGTACCGGCCTTTGCGGACCGAGAGGTCGCGCAACCAGTCGCGGTCGGCCTTGGGCATCAGCTCCAGGGCCAGGGACCAGGCGCGCCAGCCCGGCCGGTGGTCGGGGTGCAGGGAGCCGCCGACGGTGCGCAGGAACTCGGTCGGGTCGACGAAGGTCTCCTCGGCGCCCAGGCTGTAGTTGTCGGCCGGCTGCCAGGGCGGCCCGGCCTTGAAGAACGAAAGGGCGTAGCTCTCGGCCCCCGACAGGGCGTAGGCCAGGTGCATGTAGCGGACCTGCAGCTCGCTCGGCAGCAGGTGGAGATAGGTGCCGAAGCGTGGGTCGAGGTTCAGCGCGATCGGCCCGGAGTCGTAGAGCAGCCCCTCGCCGGGAATGGCGATCTCCCCGTCCAGGCGCAGGCGGATCGTGCCGCCGGTGGGCAGCCCGTGCTCGCCGTGAAAGCCGAGGAAGATCGCCTGGATCGGGACCGTCGCGCCGAGGTAGATCGACAGGGTCGCCAGCGGGTCGGTGGTCACCCAGCGCTCGTCGCGGGTCGGATGCACGACGTTCGTCGGCACGTACTCCCCGACGAAGCTGCTGGCGGTGATCAGCGGCGCATCCTTCACCCAGTCGTCGTCGAGGATCAGCATCTTGTTCGGCGAGACGATCATGGCGGCCCCTCAGTCCAGCAGCCGCAGGACGTGGTCGTTGGTGCGGCCGGTGAAGTCCTCGCCGACCATCTCGAACACGCTGCCGGACAGGCGCCCGAGATCCGGGTGCGTCACGCGCACGCCGTCGCCGTGGTCCGCCAGCAGCGCGCGCCGGCTGCACTGCACGCTCCAGACCCGGTGCGGCCGGGCCCAGAGGGCGCCGCGCTCGCTCGCCAGGGCGGCCGCGTCGGCCGCGTCCGCCAGGGAGCTCTCCAGCAGGGGCGGCGTCGCCTCGATCGCGTAGGCCGCCGCCGCCTCGGGGAACTCCTGGACGGCCTGGCGCATGGCCTGGCTGGCGAAGGCCTTGGCCTGGTCCGGCGCGTCGTCGGCGATCTCGCTCTCGGTCAGGGGCGTCCAGCACCGCCCGTAGCCGACCCGGTGCAGCGCCCGCGGCCGGATCTCGCGCTCGACCCGCGCGCTGCCCACGTCCGACCAGCCCAGCTCCAGGACCGGCGCCAGCGTCTCCGCGGCGGGGTGGCGGCCGGCCCGCAGGCGGCCGCGCCGGTCCGGCGCCCACCAGCCCTCGACGCCGCCGACGAACCAGTCGAGCAGCTGTCCGAAGGTCGGGCGCTCGCCGGCGCCGACGTAGCGGCCGCCGTGGCCGCCGCCGCCGCGGTCCCAGGCGATGTTCAGCCAGGCCGCCTCGTCGACGCGGTCGAGCGCGACCCCGGCGCGGTCGAGCAGCGCCAGGCAGATCTGCGGAATGCCGGTCGGTCCGCAGGACAGGTCCACCGTCAGGCGGTTGAAGACCTGGCCGCCGGGGCGGACCAGGTTCTCGGCGCGGCAGGTGCCGACCTGCCCGGCCTCGATGTCGGCGCCGGAGCCGAGGGCGCCGCGGGTGGCGTCGCGCAGCGCCTCGTAGCTGGGGAAGTCGGGGCCGAGGGTCAGCGGGTAGCCGCCGTCCGCGGCCGCGTGGAAGGTGCAGGGCAGGAGCCCGTCGCCGACGCGGCCGACGTCGCGCTCCCGGTCGAACCAGACCGGCTCGGCGTAGCGCACCGTCCCCAGGGTCATGGGCCAGGGCAGCCCGGCCAGCTCGGCCGGCCCCTCGCGGCCGCCGGTGCCGGCGAAGACCCGCGGCTGCGCTGGCCGGTCTAGGCCCCAGGCGGTGTCGCGCAGCAGCAGGCGCGCGACCGCCGGGCCGGTGACGACGGACTCGACCCGCGCCACCATCAGGCGGGCGAAGTCGGCGAAGTCGCCGGCCCAGGGGCCGAAGAAGATCTCCAGGTCGCGGCCCTCCAGCCGGTGGCCGGCCAGGAAGGCGTCGAGCAGCCGCTCGGCGTCGGCCACCGAGAGCTCGCCGAAGGTCGCGCGCATGCGCCGCGGGTCCTCCGGCGCGATGGGCAGGTCGCGGGACAGGCGCGGCCCGCCCAGCAGCAGCCCGCGCCAGAAGGCGTTGGGCCGCTCGGGGTCCGAGGGCCGCCCGGTCTTGCCGCGGGTCGCCCAGCGCACCTGCGCCTCCAGGGGTTCGCCGGCGACGGCGCGCACCGGCTCGCCGAGGCCCGCCTCGCCGAGGCCGGCGATCAGCCCCCCGCCGCCGCCCGCCGGCCGGCGGGCGAGGCCCTCGACCAGCCAGGCGGCGGGCACGTCCGGGCGCCGGAGCATCGCCCGATAGGCGCTCGGCTGCGGCACCGTCATGGCGGGCGCGCCGAGCGGCAGCTCTCCCAGGCCGACGGGCTGTCCGAAGGCGCTCATCCCGCCTCCTTCCAGCCGCCGGCGCCGACCGCCGCCTCGACCTTTCGGCCGAGGGTGCGCTGGGCGTGGGTGGCCTCGGCGTGCTGCCGCTCGGCGTCGGCGCGGCGGCCGGCGACCTCGCCGCGCAGCAGCATCACCTGGCCGGTGTTGCGCTCGACCGCGCGCGTGACCTCCTGCAGGGCCGCGAGCGAGCCGGCGGCGGCCTCGGCCGAGACGGTCAGGCCGCGGCCGAGGATCTCGCCCATCTGGGCGGTGCTGTAGATCCGCGAGGGGCCGGTGTTCTCCAGCTCGACGCCGGTCTCGCCGACCAGGCGCATGCCGCCGGCGTGGTCGCCGCCCCCCTCGAAGCGGGGCACGTCGAAACCGTAGCCGCGCTCCTCCACGTCCTCGGCGTCCTGGTTGGCGGCGGCGCGCTCGATGACGCCCAGGCGCACGGCCTCGGGGGCCACGAAGATCCAGCGCCGGGCCGCCTCCTCGTCGCCGCGGCGCGCGCGGTTGAGGAGGTCGGAATACTGCTGCGCCAGACGCTCCCGGTCCTCCCGCTCGGTCTCGCGGTCGACCTCGGCCGAGCCGGCGGCCAGGCGGTCGAGCAGCGGCCCGAAAACGCTCATGTCGGCGCCGGCGGCGGCGAGGCGCGAGCGCAGCTGGTCCGCGGTCGTGCCGGGGATCGACAGCAGGTCGCGGATCTCCTCCAGCACGTCGAGCTGGGCGGCGGCCGTGTCCTGCGCCGGCGCCAGCTCGGTGCCCAGCCCCTCGACCAGGTCGAGCGCCCAGGAGAAGTTCTCCTGGTAGGGCTCGCCCGAGGCGTAGAGCTGGCGGCTGACCTGCAGGAAGGCGCGCAGGTCCTGCTCGACCCGCCCGAGGGCGTCGGGGTCGCCGCCGCGCGCGGCCGCCACCGTCTCCTCGAGGAGACGCCGCGCCTCGGCCTCGCGCTCCAGCGGCGCCAGGGGAGAGAGCTGGTTGTCGACCAGGAACTCGCTGCGCAGGCGGTCGAGCCGCTCGGCGAAGGCCTCGGCCGCGGCAGCGAAGCCGTCGAGCGGCGAGATCATGTCGTCGAGCGCCTCGGCCACGTCGCGGCGGGCCGTCTCCATGCCCGCCAGCGCCACGTCCAGGCGCGAGGCGCTCTGCTGCAGCAGGCGCAGCTCCCGGTCGCTCATCCGCTGGACCAGCTGCAGGCGGCGGAGGTAGTGCAGGCGCTCGATCTCGGTTAGCTCGGTGCCCAGCTCCAGGGCGACGCCGATGCGCTCCTCCTGCGCCTGGCGCTCGGCCTCCAGCGTCCCGGCGCCGGGATTGACGATGTCCAGCACCTGGCGGTTCAGGTCGCGCTCGTAGGCCTCGCGCCGGATGACCCGCAGCTCGGCCTCGCGGATCTCGTTCAGGCGCGCGATCGCCTCCTCCACCGACGAGGCGGAGGCCACGGCGGCCTCCGCCTCCTCGTCGAGCCCGGCCAGGTTGCCGGCGAGCGCCCGGACGGCGAAGAGCGTCGCCTCGGTCTCGTCCCGGAAGGTGCCGACCTGGCCGGCGGCTTCGACCGTGATCTCGCCGGTCTTCTCCATGACGCGGACGCGCACCTGCTGGGCGCCCACGTCGCGCTGGGCGGCCGCGCCGACCTGGTCGATGGCCTGCGCCATCTGGCTCAGCAGCGCGGTCGAGCGCTGGATGTCGCCGCCGTTGTCCGCCCCGGCCTGGTCGAGCGCCACGAGGCCGTTGCGCAGGGTGCCCGCGGCCTCGGAGTTCGGGCCGACCGTCGGCTTGGGGCCGAACGGCAGGAAGCCGCCCAGCAGTCCGCCGCCCGCGCCGCCCAGAAGCGCGCCCAGCACGGTGCCGATGCCGGGGATCACGCTCCCGATCGCGGCCCCCGCCACGCCGCCCAGCGCGCCCGTGCCGCCCGAGACGAGCGGGTCGCCGCCGACCAGGGGACCGAGGAAGGAGCCGAGGCCGAAGCCGAGCCCGACGCCGGACAGCGCGTTGCCCAGCGTGAAGACCTGGCTGGCCATCGGCGGCCCGATGAAGTCGGCCGGCAGGCTGCTGAAGATCGGCGTGTTGAGGACGCCGGCCAGCTCGCCGCTGCCGCCCAGCAGCTGGTCGAACGGCAGCCCGCCCGGCAGGCCGCCGCTCGGCAGGCCGGCCTGCTGGATGCCGGCCTGGGCCTGGGCCGGCGAGAGCCCGAAGGCCGATTGCCCGACCTGCTGGACGATCGGGACGATCACCGGCTTCGCCAGCGCCTGGAAGGCCAGCTCGGCCAGCATGTCGAGGAAGAGCTCCTCGAAGCTGTCCATCAGGCGCTGGAAGCCGCCCTCGCCCTCGCGGAAGGCCTCCTTGAAGGCCTCCTTGAAGTCGTCCTCGACCTCGCCCGCGAAGTCCTCGAAGGCCTGGCCGAGCGGCTGGAGCTCCAGCTCGGCCGCGGCCATCTCCTCGCCCAGCTCGGCGGCCCGGCGGTTGACGCCCTCCAGCGCCGCCTCGGCCGAGACGCCCGCCTCGGCCAGGGCCTCGGCGCCCTCGGCGCTGGCGATCCAGGCGCGCGTGCGCTCCAGCTCCTGCAGCTCGTCGGCGATGCGCTCCAGCGGCGTGCGCGTCGACTCGACCAGGCGGGAGGCGCGCCGCAGGGCCTCGTTGTGGCGGTCCTGCGCCTCGGCCGCGGCCTCGGCGGCCGCGCTGTTGCCCTCCAGCTCGGCGCGGAAGGCGGCCAGCGCCGGCTCGGCGTCGGCCGCGGACACGCCCGCCGCCTCCAGGGCGGCCGCGGCGGCCTCGACCGCGGCGTCCGTCTCGGAGATCTCGCCGCGCAGCACCTGGGTCTCCAGGGCCAGGGCGCCGGTGCGCTCGGTGAGCTGCTGAAGAGCGCGCGCCTGACGCTCGGCCGCCCGCTCGCTGTCCCGGCGCGCGTCTTCCGCCGCTTTGGCTTCCTCGCTTGCCCCGGCGACGCCCAGCAGCGCCTGGCGCAGCTGGTCGATCAGCGGTTTCGCCAGTTCGGCGGAGACACCCGCGGCTTCGAGCGCCGCTTCCGCCGACTCCACCTTGGCGTCCACCTCGGTCATGTCGCCGGCGAGAACCCGCGCCTCGCGACCGAGGCTGGCGATTTGCCCCTCCAATGCCTCGACCGCTCGCTTGGCCGACTTGCTCGCGGCGTCGCCCGTCTCGGCCAACTCGCCGCGCAAGGCGAGAAGGGCCTTGCGGAGGTTCTCCGCGTCGCCCTCCAGCTCGGCGATCGCGCCCACGTTCTCCAGAAGCCCGTCGACCAGTTGCAGCGCGGCGTGCCCACCCTCGCCGAGTGCGCCGGCGATCCGGGTCAGCTCCTCCGCGAGCTCCTGCGCAGACCCGCCGGACCGGAAGGCGTCGATCGCGGCGAAGGCTTCGAGCAGCAGACCGGCCTCGGCGCTGTCGTTGCCCAGCTCGACGGACTGCTCGACCAACGCGCGGCGCGCTTCGAGACTGGAGATCTGGTCGTCGATCGCCTCGGTCTGCGCCTCCAGGGCTTCCTGGTTGGCACGCAAGGCGGCCTGCAGGCGGAGGCGCTCCAGGGAGCGCGCGGACTCGGTCAGCTCGTCGTACTTGTCGACCAGCTGGCCGGCGCTCTCGACGCCTTCGAGCAGCGTGGCGTTGAGGCCGTCCTGCGCTTGGGCGAGCGCGTCGGCCGCGTCGCGGGAGCTGTCCGCCGCATCCGCCGTGTCGAAGAGCGAGGGGACCAGGCTCGCCGAGACGGCCACCGCGGCACCCACGACGGCGCCCCAGACGCCGAAGGAGCCGAGCAGCTGGGGCAGCTGCATCGAGAGGCTGCGCATGACCGGAACGCCGGCCTGCACCTGCACGAAGAAGTCCTGAATCTGAAAGGCCGACTGCTGCGCCGCCAGCCCGAATTGCCGTTGGCGGTTGGTCGCCGCGGACACACGCCGGCTGCCCGCCTCGACCGCGCCCTGGCCGGCCTGCAGCACGCGGTTTGCCTCTTGCTGCGTCACGGTTCCGGCCGCGACCGCGCGGCGCAACTCTTCCTGGAGGCGCGTGTAGCGGCTGACGGTCGACCCGGCCTGTGTCGCGGCCTGCCCCGTCTGCCGGAAGCTGCGCGCGGCCTCCTCGTTGGAGGTGGTCATCTTCGCCGCGCCAGCCGAGACGGCGTCGCCCGCCCGCGTGCCCTCCGCGCGCAGCTGCGCGAGATCCTGTTCGGAGAGCTTCACCTCTCCGCGCAGGCCACTCGCGTCGGCTGTCAGCTCGGTATGCAGGCGCAGGGTCATGCCAGTCTCATGCGGGCGTTACGGCCTCGTTTCGCCGACTCGAGTCAGCGGCGGTTGAGCGCTTCGAGCGCGGCACCCTCCAGGTCGCGCAGGTCGGCGAGCACCGGCCGGTCGATCGCGTAGCCGCCCATCGCGGCGACGGCCTGGACGGCCGGCCAGTCCAAGCCCTGCCAGAGCGTGCGGGTCTTGCCGGAGGGCCCGACCAACACCTGCCAGCGCCAGGCGGTGCCGGCGGCGAGGAAGAGTTCGACCGCCCGCCGGTTCTCCGGCCAGACCAGCAACCGCCCCTCGGAGCGCCGGGCGGAGATCTCCGCCACCCGCTCGGGCGGCATGCCGAAGGCCACCAGGTCGGCCTCGGCCTCCGCGTCCAGGGAGCGGTCGCTGCCGGCGCCGGCCCACAGCCGGGCGACCGCCCTCAGTTTCCCCGCCGCGCACCCTTCGGGTTCTCCGGGTTCATGGCGGCCTGGTAGGCGGTCATCAGGGCGCGCCGGATCTCCGGGAAGCCCAGCAGCTGCTCGCGCACCTCGTCCGAGTAGGGGATCGGCTTGTTGTCCTGGTCGACCAGGTCCTGGCCCCAGCCGACGAAGACCCGCCGCAGGTGCGCCTTCTCCTCCTCCGGCTCCCCGCGCAGGCGCTCCATCAGCCGGCGCAGCTCGGCCTTGTTGCGGTCGAGGGCGTCGGGTTCGGCGACTTCCGCCTCGCCCTCGTCGAGGACCGCCATCGCCCGGTCCTTCTTCTCCTGCTCCTCCTCGGGCGTCAGGGGATCGAACTCGGCGGTGAAGGTGGAGGCGACGTGCTTGCCGGGCGTCTTGGCATCGGGCCGCATGACCGAGACGGTCCACTTGAAGCGCGGGCGCCGCTCGGCGAGGACGAAAGGCATGGCTCACTCCCTGGGTCGCGGGGCGCCCCTCCCGCGCGGCGGGCGCGCGGAAGGGGCAGGCTGAGGGTCGGGGCCGCCGGCGGATGGCCGGGCGGCCGAAACGCGGCCGTACGCGCGGCCGAAACGGGGCCGTTACTTGACCGTGATCTTGATCTCGTCGTTGCCGCTGTCGCTCGGCAGGCATCGGCCGGGGATGCGGTACATCACGTCGCCCTGGCTCTCGGCGTACTCGGGGCGGCCGATCTCGCAGCGCGGCGCGTCGATCTGCACGATGTTGCCGGCGACCGTGCCCTGGACGAGCTGCAGCGCGCTCTGGGTGCGCGACGTGGCCAGGTCGTAGGGGTCGAAGGTCGCCAGCGTGTCGGCCCGCACCAGCATGCTGAAGCTGAGGCCCCGGTCGGTCAGGCCGATGCGCTCCTCGCCGACGCGGAAGATCCCCGGAACCTGGTTGTTGAAGTTCAGCGTCAGCTCCTCGAGGACCAGGGTGCTGCCGCCGTAGCTGAAGTCGGTGTTGGCGTCGGAGACCTCGTCGGGGATCTCGAAGCCCGAATAGTCCGGGGTGACGGCCGCCGTGTCGGTCGGCTCGACGAAGAGGCCGCGCCCCTCGAAGGCGAAGACCGGCAGCTGCGACGGGCGGATCGTCAGCGAGAGGTTCGCCCGGTAGCCGAGCATCGGGTGGAGAACGCCGTCCATGTTGAGGTAGAGGGCGGCACTCTCCAGCGCGTCGCTGACCGGGTCGTACTGGACGTCGACGCCGGCGTCGATCGTCTCGGCCAGCCCGGCCGCGCGCAGCAGGGCGCCATAGGCGGGGACGTCGCCCGCGGCGCCGGCGCCGGCGATCTCCACCCCGAAGGACAGGCCCACGTGGGTGTTGGTGAGGATCTGCGGCCGCGCGCCGAAGAAGGGGCGGTCGTGCGTCCGCTCGACCTGGTCGCCGGCCAGCGGCGTCAGGCGGATGTCGTGCGCCAGGATAGCGTTCGAGCCGTCCGGGGTCGGGTCGGTGCCGTAGGTGGTCTCCTGCTTCGCCAGCAGCACCTTCTTGCGCCAGTAGCGCTCGGCCATGGTCAGGACTCCTCGGTCTTGGGCTTGCCGCCGCCGGCCGCCTTGCCGTCCGCCTCGGCGGCGTCGGCGACGCGCGCGGCCGTGACCCCGGCGTTGCCGCCGGCCGCGGCCGGCAGGGTCTTGGCGGGCGCCCGGTTCAGTCGCGTGCCGTCTGCGGCGCGGGCGCGGTCGCCCTCGGGGTGGAGCTGCGTCCCGGCGGTGCGCTTGGGCGCCGCGCCGGGCTTGCTGCGGGTGTAGCTCCCGCCGGAACGAGGGGGCATGGCAGGCTCCTCAGGTGGTGGCGCGCAGCCGGTAGCGGGTGCGCATGGTCAGGTCGTAGAGGCCGGCGCCGCCGCCGAGGCTGGCGATCTGTTCGCTGGCGACCTCGAAGGGCTCGACCTCGCGGTCGTCGGGGCTCCAGCCGAACAGCAGGTCGCGGGCGGCCAGGCGCAGGGCGTCGAGCGCGTCGCGCGCCGTGCCGCCGGCGGCGTCGTTGGCGCGGGCGAAGAGCAGCACCTTGACGCGCTCGGTGAGGCGCTGCTGGGCCGGCCCGGTCGCGTTCGTCCGCGGCTCGCCGCTGGCGCCGCCGGGCACCACGAAGGCCGCCGGCGTGGCGTTGGGCAGCGCGTTGCGCTTGACCAGGTCGGCCAGCTCCAGCGCGCCGGAGACGCGCTTGAGCTCCGGCATGCCGGCCTCCAGGCGGGCGGCCACGTCCTCGACCAGGTCGCGGCTCATGGCGCAGACCCCTCCAGGGCGCCGTCCGAGGCGTCGCGCAGCCAGTCCTCCAGCACGCCGAGGATCTCGGCCTCGTCCTCCTCCGATATCCCCAGGAAGGGGCGCGCGGGGATCTGCACGGACTCGGGGGAGACGAAGCCCAGGTCGGCGGGCAGCCGGAAGGTCAGGCGACCGCCGCCGCGCGCCCGGATCGTGCCGCCGAACTGGTGGATGGCGGCGTAGAGCACGTTGGTGCCGACCCGCACGCTGCTGGCGTCGGCCTCGTAGGTGATGGAGTCGCGCAGGCGGCCGCTCTCGACCAGCGTCGTGCCGCCGGTGAGCTGGGCGCGGATCGAGGGCGGCCAGGGGCTGCCGTCCGGCGCCTGGCCCTCCTCGAAGCGCCGGTTTGTCGAGCTGACCAGCGCCTCGCCGATCTCGACCATCGGGCCGGAGAGGTCGTCGCTCGCGGCCAGCAGGCCGGCGATCGCCGCACGGACCGCGTCGTCGTCGAGGTGGTAGCTGACCGAAGCGCCCGCCATCAGAAGCCCTTCAGCGTGTCGCGGGAGAAGACCCGGTCGGGGCCGGCGACCTCGGGACCGCCGCCGGCGGCGGCCGGCGCCTTGCCGGCCAGGCTCAGCTCGACCGTGCCGTCCGAGATGTCCTTGAGGGTGCGCCGCGCCTTGTCGGCCTCGGCCTGGACGGCCTCCGGCACGGTGAAGGTGTGCAGGCGCGCGAAGGCCAGGCGCTCGCACAGGTCCCGGACCAGGCCGGGCACTTCGGCGAGCGGCAGCGCGTAGCGCTTGGCGAGATAGCCGTCGATCTCCTCCGAGGCGCCGGAGAGCGCGCGCTCGATGGCGGCCGCGTCGGCCGTGCCGTCGCCGTCGCGGTCGGCCGCGGTCAGCACGGCGTCGGCGCCGTAGCGCGTCTCCAGATCCGCTTGCGTCGCATAGGCCATCGACGGGTGCTCTCGCTTGCGGCCCGTGTCGGGCCGGGTGGTGTTGGCTGGCGGGGGCGGGATTCGAACCCGCGACCTCCTGGTTATGAGCCAGGCGCGCTACCGGACTGCGCCACCCCGCATCGGTGTCTCGCTGCGGGGTCGGGACAGAGGGTCGGCTCCGTCCCGCCCCGACTTGGACCTACGGCTCCGCCTGGCTTGGCCAGTCGGCGCGGGCCCAACCGTCCCTGGACCCGCCCTCTGCGGCGCCTTCGCTCGCTGGGAATTCCTCAGTCGGCCGCGGCGGCCGCCGCCGGCAGCTCGACCACGAAGAGGTTCGGCTCGCCCTTGAGCGCCGCGACCTGGTCCTCGCTCAGGCCGTCCTCGCCGCCGATCGGAACGACGGTGGGCTCGGCCGGCCAGGCGCGCCCGGCGCGGCGGAAGCCGGCGCGCTTGGCGGCCACCTGCAGGCGCGGCCGGGGCGCCGCCTTCGTCGCCGTCGCCTTGGTCTGCGCCGCCTCGCTCTTGGCGGCCTCGGTCTTCTTGCTGTCGGTCATCGCTCGGGGATCTCCGTTGCGGGTGCGGTGTGCGGCGTCAGGCGGCCGCCGGGGCGCCGGGCCGGCCTCAGGCCAGCCAGGGCACCACGAGCAGCTCGGCGGTGCCGCGCCAGACGTTGGTGGCGCCGGCGGCGTCGTTCTCGGCGTTGACGATCTTGCGGCCCTGGCCCTCGCGGCTCGGACCGACCACCAGCAGGCGCGGCCGGATGCCCATCTTGCGGCCGAAGTCGCCCGTCATGCTCTGGAGGGCCGCACGGGCCGTCTCGTAGTTCTCCGGGCTCAGGTCATCCTTCGAGCCATAGGCGAACTGCCAGAAGCCGAAGCCGACGTTGTGCCGGCCGCGGGTGCCGTAGTGGAACTCGTCCTTCTCGAAGACGGTGTCGTCGTCGGGCGAGTCCTTGGAGACGAAGTCGAATGCCGAGCGCTCCTGGAAGAGAATGGGCTTCAGGGCGCGGGTGTCGTCCACCAGGAACCAGGGCGCGCCGGAGCCGCCGCCGGTGTTGGAGACCGAGATCTCGTTGCCGTTCTCGTCGAGCACCGGGTGGTCGGTGTCGAAGAAGTTCTGGCCGTCGTAGCAGGGGGTCGAGAAGCCCGCGGCCAGAAGGCTCCAGATCAGCTCCTGGCGATGGTCCTGGGTGGAGCGCCCCATCTCGGTGAACAGCGGCGCGTAGATGCCGAGGTTGTCGTCTTCGATGTGGTCGCGGTTGACCCCGATGGTCAGCTCCCACTTCTTGTTCTTGATGGCGTAGTCGTGCTCTTCCATGTTCTGCACGACACGGTCGCCGACCCACTCGCGCACGTTGGGCACCTTGCCCAGCCAGCCGTACTTCTGCTCGCTCGTGGTCGAGGGAACGGTGGTCGCGACCCGCCCGGACTGGTCTTCGACCATGTCCCTGCCCTGCTGGAAGGCGGTGCTGAAGCCGACCCGCAGGTTGGCGAGATTGCCGCGGTTGATGATCATGGTTCGGTGTCCTCTCGGCTTGCGGTCGGCGGTTAGGCGCGGGTGTCGACCCAGACACCCTGGGCATCGACGTTCCACACCTTGCCGGCGACGCTGCGGGTGCCGGTGCCGTCCGTCTTGGCCACGGTCTGGTCGTCGACGATGTAGCAGTCGGCCCCGATGTCCGCGGCGGCCAGCTCGTCGGCGGCGGCGGAGTTGGCGAAGCGGAAGACGCCGCGCTTGACGCGGGCCGTGACAGCGCCGGCGCCGCCGGCGCTGTTGTCGACCGTCTCCTCGATCCGCCCCAGGCCCTTGAGCGTCGTGGCGGTGGCGCCAGGCGTCAGACGGCCGTTGGCATCCAGCGCGCCGAGCGCCCCGGCGTAGAGCGTCACCGAGGCGGCCACGGGGAGCTCCAGGACCGAGGGATTGAGTACCTCGGGCGTGCGGCGGTCTTGGGTCAGCGCGGCCATCAGGCGATCTCCTGCTCACGCGCCTCGGCGGCCTTGGCCTCGGCATCCAGGGTTTTCTTGTAGGCCTCCTGATCGAGGCCGAGCTGCCGGCAGAGCGCGACCTGGGCCTGGTCGAGCGGACCGCCGGTTTCCCGCGGCGGCCGCCCGGTGATCTCGCTGCCGGGCTTCACGATCGCCGGCTGCGCCTTGCAGAAGGCAGCGAAGCCCTCCGGGTCGGCCTTGGCGTAGCCGAGCGCCCAGTCCCTCTGGCTGGGCACGACCTTGCCGGCGCGCACCGCGGCCTCGACCGCCTCCTCGGCCTTCTCGGTCGAGCGCTCGCCCTCCAGCGTGTCCAGGCGCTTGGCCAGCGCGTTGTACTGCTCGGCCGGCACGCTGGCGCCGGGCTTGAGGCGGCCCGCCACGGCGGTGGCCACCGCCTCGGGCTCGGCGTCCTCGGCGAGGCCGGCGGCCTTGGCGATCGACGCCAGCGCGGCCCCGGTCGCCGCCTGCGCCCCGCCGTCCTCGCCGGCCTTCGCGCCGCCGGGCTCCGCCTTGGCCTTCGCGGTCTCGGCCGCCTCCTGCGCCGTCTTCACGGCCGCGGCCTGGTCGCTCGCCGCCTTGACGATGGCGTCGGGCTGGGCGTCCTCCTTCAGGCCGAGCGCCTTGCAGAGGGCCGCCAGCTGCTGCTTGTCCATGGTCTCGTCTCCGTTCGGGGAGGGGTCGGTCGGTCGCGGGTCGGGCTGCCGCGACGCGAGGGCGCGCACCTGCAGCGCGGGGTCGTTGGTCAGCGCGGCGCTGAGGATCTGCAGCACCTCGCCGTCCTTGGCGTGGGAGAAGGTCGGCGAGAGGTAGCGGTACTCGCGCGCCTCGATCATGCGGCGGGCCTTGTCGGTCCACTCGACCCGCGCCCAGATCCCGTCCTGGCGGGCCTGCAGCTCCTTGATCCAGCCGGCCGCCGGCGCGGGCTGGCCGTTCTCGGTGGCCAGGTGCGTCTGGTGCTCGTAGTCGAAGACCAGGTCGACACCCGGCCGTCCGCTGGCGGCGACCACCTTGGCGGCGTCGCCGAGGTGCCACTTGCGGCCGTCCGCCGCCTCCAGGCGCCCGTCCGCCGGGCGCGGCATCAGCTGCACCCACTCCGGCGCGCCGCCGCCCGCCGCAAGCGGCAGGGACGCGCACAGCGCCGTCGTCGTCTGGATGCTCTCGCCGAGTGGCATGGCCCGCCGCGGGTCCCGCTTTGTGGGTCTCTGCGCCGGGCTGGACCGCCCGGCCGTCGTGGCGGATAGTGGCCGGGTGCGGCGGGGACGGTCCCTTCCCACTCCAGTGGGAAGGTATTGGCGCCAGGTGCCGGCTGCCGCGCGGCACCCGGCCCCCCGGAATGCCCCTCCGGATCTCGCCCTGAACTGCTGCGGATCGGGTCTTCGGACCGCCATTCGGCACCCAGGTCGCCGCGGCCGGGGTTCGGGCGCGCGAAATCGCCCCCGCGACTCGGGTGTAACGGCCGTTGTAACGCGGTCTGGGGCTCGCCCGGCCTGGTGGGAGCGGCCGGCCTCTCAGAGGCCGTCAGCGAGCGTTCTCGGAGCTTTCTGGATTTGGCTAGTGAGAGGAGCTAAATCTGGATCGCGTGCCGGCGGCGGCTGGGCCGGTCCCCGAGAGCCGCCGCGCCCGTGCGACGGATGGCGGCCGGGCCGTCTAGTCTCATCCATCATGCTTTGATAACGTTCTATGATTGGTTGCAAGAGGCGCCGGTAGGTGCGGTCTCTGCAAGAAGATGGGGCGTGTTCATGAGTATTGCCTGGGCCTTCTGGCTCTTCGTCGCAGCCTTCAGTGTTTTGGTTTTGGCGGTCTTGTGGATGCGCTGGCGAATGCGTGCGTCCAAGAGCCGATTTGCGCTCGCTGTGCTGTCCGCACTCGTGACCTGCGTGACAGCCGGGTTGCTCGCCGCGGGTGTCGGATTTCCACAACTCCTTCTGGGAAACCTGCTTGAGTATGTTGGCCTGCCCGCGGATGGCCTCGTGCCGGATTTCGGTTCGTTGCTTCTGCTCTTTGGTTTCGTCGGCTTCGTGGCCTATCGCATCAGCCGCTTCGGCTCAGACACGATCAAGAACTGGGACGCACCGCTTAGAGTCTCGGAGAAGCAGCTCGCAGAAGACCTGGAAGACGACAAGCTACTACCTCTTGCGCGCAACGGGTTCGCCACGCTCTTGCAGCAGCTTCAGGGCAAACCTCCAGACTTACCTGCTAGCGATCTGATTCCAGATTGGCGTAACCGCGAACCCGAAGTACCGCGTCCTGTGCCGACCTGGGTCCTAATGCGGGATCTGTTTCTAGCCCGCTTTTCCGAAGCATCAATTTCCGATGACGGCTGGCGCGCGGCGTCGAATCTGTGGGTCGGCGATATAGCCGAGCGCGCCGGCAGGCAAATTAAACCGCTTCTACTACTGGTTTGCAGAGACGCCCCAACAAAAGAGGAGCTTCAAGGTCGTCTGCTGCAGCTTAATGGAGAAGTGGAAAATCCTGAGACACAGATATTTGCAGTTTATCCGTCCGGATCAGAAGCTGTTGAAGACGACTTAATAATTCAGGCCGCAGGCCGTAAAGTTCAGATATTTAGCTCGCGTTCACTTGTCAAAAACGCGCTGGACCTGGATTTCTATGCGAGGCGATTGCTGGCGGCATTTGAATCAGATCCAATCGGCGGCACTCTATCGACACTGGCTCGATCCTACGTGGAATTAAGCGTTATAGAAGCTGGCGACCGAGACGCCCAGCCGAGGCCGCTGTTTGAGGTCTTGAGAGATTGGGAAAGCGAACATTCTCGTCGCCACCTCGCGATAACCGGCGAATACGGGCAAGGCAAGAGCAGCGCTATGCTCAAATACTGCGCCGAGTGGGCTAAAGCGCATCTCAATGGCGAGGCGCAGGGCAAGCGCGTGCCACTTTTGATCGAGCTGCGCGGCCGGAACCCAACGGAAAACGACCCTTTGTCATTCTTGGCCGCATGGTGCGTGCGATATAGGTTGAATCCAGGCCAAATCTTCAATCTCATTCGCTCGGGTGACGCAGTAGTCATCTTTGAAGGTTTTGACGAATTGCGCGGGGCTGGTCGCGAATACGATCGCTTCAATCATTTTAACGCACTTTGGCGCTTTGCTTACGACGGTGTAAAAGTTATTTTCACGGGACGCCCGAACTTTTTTATTGACGACGCTGAAGCCAACCGAACTTTGCGGCATCACCCGCTTCGAGGTGGCGACGGCGGGGTCTTTACAACAGTTTTTCGTCTTCAGCCGCTCTCGCGGGCACAGATCGGAAGAGCTTGCCGGGATTATCCAGAGACCGTGCGGACCGGTATTGTCTCCTTGATTGCGGCTGACGAAAGCTTTGCAGAGATCTTATCACGGCCCTCGATGTTGCCCGTGGTAGCAACTATCTGGCCTACGCTCAGGAAAAAACTAAATGAAGGCATCGGGGTAAATGGCGCAAATTTGATTGGGCTTTACATTGACGCGAGCTTTAAGCGTAAGGAAGCCGAACTCCAGAAAGATCAAATAGAATTTGGCGCCCCAAGTGCGTCGCGATATTTACTCTTTAATACCTCAGTACGAAAATTGCTGACCGGAGGTGTCGCATGGCTTATGGCAGAAAAAGGATATCAGAATACAATTTCTAGATCGGAAATATTTGAATATATTGCAAGTATATATGAGTCGCTTTTTAAATACGGAAAATCAAATAATGTTGCTCGTGATGTTTCTATATCTTTAAGTGAATTTGAAAATACGCATAATAACAAATCACTGTCTGATCGTATTGAAATAATAACGAACGAAATTTGCAGCGCAGGACTTTTAATACCTGATCCCGTTACTGGAGATGGCTATCTTCGATTTGCGCACAAGCAGTTTTTTGAATATTTTGTTGCTTTAGCGACAGTGTCTTTAGTTGATATCAAGAAGGCTGATCCGGTCTGGGATTCAATAGCGAAAATAAATCGCACTAATGCGCTTATTGTAACTAAAAATATTCCCGTTGCATGCAAATTTTATTGCCAAATTGTCGGCGAAGAATTCCCTCGCACCCTTACGCCAATTGAAAGTCTTTTCATACATATGAATATCAGGATAATTATTTTGTTAGAAATCACGTTATCTAGATTTGCAATCTTTGCATATTTAACATCAATTTTTGGATTTGGTTCAGAGCATTTTACTAAAATGCGTCTATTTCAAAAATATGCAACGGCAGTGATGTTTTATTCCTTCTTTATGTCAATAATTTTTACCATGGTTTCATACCTAGAAATTAGCGTAGAACTGACAGATGCAAGTATATTGATAAACATTCCAGGCCGTTCTTTGAAAATGCAATACATTTTTATAATTTTTAGTGCTTTAAGCGGCCTTTTTTCTTGCTTCGTGTTCGTTTATTTAGTCTTACACAGATATACTAATATTATTTTTATGTTGTATGCTTGGGGAAATTATCTTGATAAATTTGATGTGGAGGGGCAGGTTGCCATCGCAACACGTCTTGTTCATTCTCCTCATAGACTTCCGCGTTTAGGGATGAGTGACGAAAAGATCGCAGCCGAAATTTTCCGAATAAGGAGCCCGAATTTTGTGAGTTTAGACAGTATTTATTATCAGGCGAAGTCAAAGAGTAATACTGAATGACCGAGTTGTTAAGGCGGGCAGCATGAGCTGCTATCGTTCCCTACAGAGCTGCCCCCGTCAGGAATTATGATCGGCCCTCGTCACCCAGTTGATAGACAGGCAGCCCCCACCGAAGGCGCCGCGCCCCGCTCACCTGGCCGCGGAAGAAGGTCAGGCCACTGAAGCTGCCGTTGTCGGCGTCGGCCACCAGGCCGAGCACCGTGTCACGCCGCAGCTGCAGAAGCTTGACGTAGCGTCGGCGCAGCGCAACTTGGCCGGTCCCGGAATTCACCGCGAAGCCGACCCAGATCTCCTGCGGGTCTTCGATCAGTTCAGGCAGCAGCGGCAGGTACCGTTCGCGGCCGTCCGGTCGCGGGGCGATGTGGTCGGCCAGCGCTGGCCCGACCGAGACGATGCCGCCGGCCGGGTCCTCGAACGTCGCCTCGTCTCCCCCCAGGACGTCCCGCAGGATCTCGCGGGCGCCGCGGCCGTCGTTGCGCGGCAGGACCCGGCCGCGCGGCGTCTGCGGCTCGAGCGGGCCGGCTCCTCCCTCCGCCACCTGGCTGGGCGCGATCAGCGGCTCCCAGCGGCCCTCGTGCCCTGCGAGCGCCAGGCGCTGGTTGCCGTAGCCGTAGGCGGCCAGGCCGGCGTTGTGGCCCCAGCCGGGATCGATGCCCTCGGGCACCTGGACCGTCGCCGGGCCGTCCGGCGTGTTGAGCGTGACCTGGCGCAGGGCGACGGCCGGCGCCTCGGCCGAGACCTTCCAGCCCCGCCGGCGCAGCTCCCGCTCGCTGACCGTCTGGACCGAGCAGAGGCAGTACCAGCCGTTGGGCGGGAAGTGGGACCGCCAGAAGGGGTGCTCGATCGGCAGGATCAGCCCGTGCCAGGGGGCGTGCGCCTCGCGCTTGGTCTCCCGCTGCACCTGGACGTAGCGCAGATAGGGGCGGCGTGCCGCCGTGCGCTGGATCTGGCGCCAACGGCCGGCCATGTGGGCCGAGCGCAGGTTGGCCTGGAAGATCGTCCGCGCCCGCCAGGTGCGGCCGCCGCGGTAGGACCAGCCGTGGGTCTCGACGATGCGGTCGAAGTCGGCCAGGAAGTCGGCGAAGGGCCGGCCCTCCTCCATCGACTTCAGGAGCGCGCCCTGGAAGTCGGCCAGCAGCGCGTCGCGCGTGGCGCCGGCGACGACGAAGGCGCGGGCGTGCTGCTCTCCCCACAGGTCCGTCCAGGCGCGCGTCGGCAGGCGCAGCTTGTTCCGCAGGAAGTCGATCGCCTCGCGGAAGACGACGGGCTCGGCGACGGGCGCGGTATCGGCGAGGCCCGCCACGGCTCAGCTTTCGTCCATGCCCTGCAGCTGGGCCAGCACCAACACCTCGCGCAGCAGTTCCGGCAGGCGCGGGTCGAGATCCTCGCCCGCCAGCTCCAGCAGGACGGCCTGGGCCTCCTCGTAGCTGCCGGCGGCCTGCAGGCGCCGGCGCAGCTCGCCCAGCTGGGCCTCGACGCTCGGCCGCGCCGCGTCCAGCGCCGGGTCGACGGTCGGGTCGGTGGCGACCTCTTCCTCGCGCGCCGCCCGCGCTTCCGCCTCGGCGCGCCGGCGCCTGGCCTGCGCCGGCGGCGTGCCGTCCCCTTCGGGCTCCGGGATCGCGGCCGCCTGCGCGGCGGTCAGCACGTCCTCCTCGTCCTCCGCCTCCGGGAGCTGGAAGACCGCCTGCATCTTCTTGCGCGAGATCCGCGCGCCCATCGGCACCAGGGTCTTCACGCTGGCGAGCATCATCCGGAGATCCTGCTCCTCCTCGCGGCCGACCGAGAGGTGGGGGTAGGCCTTCTGCGGCCCGAAGTTCAGGTCGACGATCGGGCGCACCAGGTCCCGGTTGAGCGCGGCGGAGACCTGCTTGGCGTCGGCCGCCTCGATGTCGCCGCGCACGTCGTTGTGGACCTGCGCCGCGGCGAAGGAGCCGCCCTTGACCTCGGTGGTCAGGTTCTGGCCGAGCACGCCCTTGGAGATCTGCGCGTCGGCCCACTCGCCGAAGAGCTTGTAGAGGTCGGTGGAGCTGGTGCCCTTGCCGACCGCGTCGATGAACTCCAGCATCATCCCCTCGGGGATGATCGCGCCCACGTCGGTGCCGATGTTGCGCACCGCGCGCAGCAGGGTCTCCTTCTCCTCCTTGGTCGCGCCGGCGTGGTACTTGCCCACGCGCAGCGGCATTCCGTAGACCTCCATGAAGGAGACCCAGTCCTTCACGCCGTAGTTCTTGAAGAGGTACATCCAGGCCGCCAGGCGGGCGAGGCCGCCGCGCACCGGCAGGCCCGACTTCGCCTTGGAGCAGTGCCAGATGTACTTGAAGGGCGTCAGGGGCCGCGGGCCCTGCAGGTCCCGCAGCAGCGGCGTGCGCCCGTCCTCCCGGTCGAACTCGAACCAGCGCGGGTCGCGCCACTCCAGCCGCTCGGGCAGCCACTGGCCCTCGCTGGTGTCCCAGACGATCTCGGTCAGGCTGTAGCCCTTGCCGACCGCGTCCAGGACGTCGATCAGCTCCTCCTGCAGCTCGTCCCGCTCCAGCCAGCCCTCGACCAGCTCGGCCTGCCGCATCTCCTCCGGCGAGTCGCCGGCCGGGGTCACCGTGACGTTCAGCTGCGCCACCTGGCGCTTGCGGGTGCCGAGCACCGAGGCGTAGTGGAGATCCTTCTCCTCCATCGCCTCGGCCAGCTCCAGGTAGCGGGTCGGGTCGCCCTCCTCGGCCTCGCGCAGGATGCGCGCCAGGCGCGGCGGCGTCAGGCCGACGTCGGGGTGCCCGCCGATGACCTGGCGCACGCCGGTGACGCTCGGCGCCGCCTCCTCGCCGCGCAGGGCGCTGCGCTGAATCGGCCGCCCCCACTGGTCGAGCAGCCCGGTGTCTCGCGCCATCGTCGCCTCCCTACCAGGCGCCGCGGCCGAAGCGCATGCGGCCGCCGTTGTCGTCGGCCTCGCCGGCGGGCGCTTCGTGCAGGCTGCCGCGCGCCGGCGTCGCCGCCTCGTAGCCGTAGGCGGCCGTGCGGCCCGCCAGCGCGAAGAGGCCCAGCGCCTTCGCCATCGCGGCGTCGGCGTGGCGCTTGCCGCCGTCCGCGCCGGTGGTCTCCTTGTCGGCCGGCTTGGCGACGCCCTTCTCCATGACGATCAGGCGGTAGTCGTCGGCCGTGTCGCGGTCGGCCGGCACGCTGACGCGCCGGTCCTCGAACCCCGCCTTCAGCCGCGGCATGTTCTCCCGGTACCACTCGGTCGAGAGCTTCACCTGGTGGACCTGGCTCGCGCCGAAGCGGTCCTTCGCGTCCTCGGCCAGCTGCTCGCCGTTGCCGCTGGCGTCCAGGGCCATGCCGACCAGGCGCCGGGTGCGCTCGGCGACGAAGAACAGCACCTGCCGCTGCTGGGCGAAGGGGATGTTGCGCATCTCCAGCTGCAGGCGCGTCGGCCAGGTCAGGGTCGGCGTCTCCGCCATCAGGTCGATGACCGAGAGGTGGCCGGAGCGCGCGAAGTCCATGCCCAGCGCGTGCAGGTCGCGCGGATCGAGCCGGTCGAGGACCGGCGCGACCTCCTCCTCGAGCCAGACCTGGATCTCGACGCGCCGGGCCGGCTCGGGGATCTCGGCGAAGGCGTCCTTGCGGCCGAGGCGCAGCAGCGGCACGGCCGGGTCCTGGACCAGCGCCACCAGCGAGGCGGCGATGTAGGCGCCGCCGCCCTTCGAGGGGATGGCGTCCAGCTCCTCGCGCGCGTCGTCGCCGTAGAAGGCGTAGATGTCGGCCGCCCAGGCCGCCTCGGCCTCGGCCGACCATGTCTTGCCGGTGACCAGGCAGATCCGCTCGTAGAGGCCGTCCGCCAGCGCGTCCTCGAAGGTGATGCGCTCGACGTGCCCCTTGCGCCGGCCGGCCCGGATGTCCTCGATCAGCCGGTTGAAGGGGTTGTCCTCGCCGTCGTGGGTCGAGACGACGACCAGCTTGCCGCCCCACACGAAGAGCGCCATCGCCGCCTTGAGCATGCCGTCCAGGTCGTCGTGGAAGGCCGCCTCGTCGAAGATCACGTAGCCTTGGCGCCCGCGCAGCGAGCGCGGCTTGGACGTCAGGGCGACGATCTCGAAGCCGCTGGCGAAGGCGATGCGGAAGGCGCGGATCTGCTTGCTGTCGCCGTGCTCGTCGAGATCCTCGAACAGGAACTCCTGCACCTCGGAGCAGGCCGGCGAGAAGGCGCGCGCCCACATGGCGCAGACGTCGACGAACTCGCGCGCCATGTCCAGGTTGTAGCCGATGTAGAGCACGTCCATGCCGCCGGCCGAACGGGCGGCGCCGGCGTGCAGCACCGCGTCGGCCGCAATGCCCCAGGTGATCCCGATGCGCCGGGACTTCTCGATGACCACCAGCTGGTGAAGCGCGGTCGCCGCGACCGCCCGCTGCTGATAGCCGAGCAGCAGGTCCGGCAGGTTGTCGTTGGCGACCTGGCGCGCGAGCCGCTCGGGCAGGCTCTGGCGCGCCTTCGCCCGCAGCTCGGCCCAGGCCCGGCTGTCGACCGGGTCGATCCGCTGCGCGGACGTGGGGGCTCCGGCGGCCATCAGCCGGCCTCCTCGGTGCGGGCGACGGCCTGCGGCCCCAGCACCCGCTCCTTGATCGCCAGCACCGTGTCGAACGAGAAGCCCTTCTCGCCGGCGGACCGCGCCTTCTCCACCTCGGCGTCGAGCGCCTCGGCCGCCGCGCGCCGCGCCCGCTCGGCGGCGCGGTGTTCGAGCTGGCGGATGCGCTCGACGGTCAGCTTCTCGGCGCTCGCCAGCTTCTGCATGGCGTTGGCGAGGAACATCGTCTCCTCCGGGTCGAAGACGGCCATGCCGCCGGTCTCGGCGTTGCGCATCGACTTGGAGATGATGGCGTGCATCATCTCGATGTTGGCGCGGGCGACGCGGCTGTCCGGCTCGTCGCCGAACTCGGCGACGATCGACTCGGCGACCAGGCGCTCGCGCCGCAGGTCCTCGGCGAGGGCCGCGAAGTCGTCCATCGCCCGGTGCGCCGCCGAGCGCGACGTGCCCATGCCGTGCGCGGCCAGCACCTCGGCGAGGACGTCGTAGAACTCGTCGACCGTGGGCACGCCCTCGTCGCGCAGGCGCGCGATGATCCTGTTGCGCGCCTCCTCGGGCATGCGGTCGATCAGCTTGCGCTTGGGCATGCTCGCTCGCCTCAGCGGGGGGCCGGGCGCTTCACTCCCGGCACGCGCGCCGCGCCGCTGGCAACGTCGGCGCCGCGCGACGTGAGCGTTCCGACGGCGTAGGGGCCGACCTCCTCCAGCTCGACCAGGCCCTGCTCGGCGAGCCAGGCCAGGGCGGTGCGGATCTCGTCGCGAGAAGAGGCCAGGCCGAAGCGGCCGAGCGTGTCCCGGATCACGCTGTCGTTGGCCCGGTAGGCGGGCGCGTTCTCCAGCGTGCGGAGGATCGAAAGGCGGACGTGCTCGCGGCGGTCTTCCTCGTAGCTCATGGCCCTACTTCACTTCTCTCTGCGGAGGTAGTCCTCCTGGCGCTTCACCACGTCGTCGACCCGGCTGACGATGTCGTCCAGGCCGTCCATGCGCGCGGTCAGGGAGCGCACGTCGCCGGCCAGGTCGCGCACCGAGAGCGCCAGGTCGTGAACCGCCTGCATCGTCGGAAGCGACTGCATCTGAATCTCGCAGGCGGCCACACGGGTCTGCAGCGCAGCGACGTCGGAGCGGACCTTTCCCAGCTCTTGCTGGTCGTTGCGCCGGCTGGCCCACCACAGCGCGTAGACCGAGACGACCAGCGAGGCGAGCGCGATGAAGACGCTCGCCCAGCCGGACAAGCTGCCCAGCTCCACCATACCGCCGCGCTACTCCGAGGCCTTGGGGACGCAGACGATGCCGGTGACCTCGTTGCGCTCCATGCGCTCGTTCAGCGACGCGACCAGGGCGTCCTGCAGAAGATCCGCGCCGGGCGTGTCGCAGGCGTCGTCGAGCCGCTCGGCCACGAAGGTCAGCGCCCGGTCGGCCGCCTTGCTCGCCGCGTCGCCCACGGCGCCGGAGGCGGCGCAGGCGGACAGCGAGACGGCCAGGGCGAGGGCGGCCAGGACCGCCGGCCAGGGCACGGCCAGCTTGACGCCGTCGCCGGCCTTGGGGCGGTTGCGCTTGAGCCAGGCGCCCAGGCCGGCGGTCACCGCCAGGCCGGCGCCCTCCGCCGCGGTCTTGGCGATCAGCCCGATCGCCATGTCCAGGTCGCCGATCGACGGCCAGTCGGCGAAGCCGAGGGCCGCGGCCAGGTAGGTCAGGAAGACGCCGATGCCGGCCGCCCAGGACTTGTCGCTGGTCTGCGGTCCGCCGGGCGAGGGCTTGGCGATCTCGCCGATGATCTTGCCGATGAGGGTCCCGAGGATCTTGCGCAT